ATTACAAATACAAACTTACTTATTTTAGAACAAGCTATTGGTGGTTTTACAACTTTTAACTTAACTAATGCTAACAGGTCTTTAACTTTTACAAATGGTGCATTATCAAATGGTAAAAATGATGTTATTAAATTAACAGGAACTTTAGCAGCTAATAGAACAGTATCCATTCCAGATGGAATTGAAAAAGTTTATAACGTACAAAACGCATGTGATCATGCAGGAAATACTTTAACTTTCAAAACATCATCAGGCACAGGTGTCCTTTTATGTGAAGGAAACAACTATGTGTTATATTCTGATGGTACGAATGTTGTAAAATTATCTGAGCAAAGAAACTGGAGAGCAGTTTCAGCAGCGGAAACAGTTCAAGCTGGTGCTCAACTTTTAGTAAATACAAGTGGTGGAGCAGTAACAATTACGCTACCAGCCTCACCTGCTACAGGGGATGAAGTCTCATTTGTGGATCAAGGTTATGATTTTAACAGTAACGCATTGACTGTTGGAAGAAATAGCTCTAATATAGCTAATGCAGCATCTGATCTAGTAGTCAATACACAAGGCGCAGCTTTTTGTTTAGTTTTCTCAGGAGATGCTACAACAGGTTGGACGTATAAGGAGAAATAATAGATGTCAAATTACGAAGCAACAAGATACGA